AAGGCTTATTTAGAAGCACGTTGGAAAGCTGTCAGTTATCCTAACGTAGAAGCTGATGATATTATTTCGTGGCTAATGAATAAAAATGAATGGGATGTCTCTAAACAACCTGAATTGTGGGGAAGTATTAACAAAGTATTAGCAGCAATAGATAAAGATTTATTACAATCTATTCCAGGTAAGCATCTTAATTATAATAAAAAATTACTTAATGGAGATTGGGGAATGGAATGGGTAGAGACTTCTGTATTAGGTGCGTGGAAATTTAAATTTGGGCAATTAATAATTGGAGACATTTCTGATGGTATTAGCGGCATTCCTAAAAAAGGTGAGAAATATTGGGAAACTATGATTGCTAATAAAGAAGATGGATTAGATAATATCTTTGTAGAATATCTATCTTATTATGGACAGTCTCAAGGAGTTTACGAATTCCAAAAGAATTACAGGTTATTACATCTATTAGATTGTGATGAAGATTATTTGAGAGAAGTAGGATATATTCCTACATTACCAGAATTTCAAAAAGTAGAGAGAGTAGAAGAACCAGAGATTAAAACTGAATTCTAATTAAAATATATGATAGAAATGAAAAGAAACAATCAATACTTATTATTAAATATTAATAGTAATATTGATGAGAATACAGATTAGAGACAATATATACGTACAATTAACAAAAGGTAACTTGAGAGGTTTCACTTTAGAAACTAACTCTGAAGATATAATTATAAGAAGAGATGAGCAGTATTATATAACTGCTGTGATAATTGAGGATTCGTATAGAATTAAACTTGGAGATGTAATGAATGTAGATGGTATTACCTACAAAATTAATAAAATAAGACAAAGTAGTAATACATTCTTTTGTGTGCAAGAGAAAGCTACTAAAACATCTCAATTTATAATGCCTATATTAGGAGAAGACTATGCTCATTTTGACTTTGAGAATAGTTTCTACAATAGTTATTTATCTGATGATTATCATTCAATATATTTAGTATACAAATTCACTAATTCAGAGAAATATCTCAAGTTAGAAGAGAAGTTACAAGCACATCCTTATTTTAAGGAAATAATAGACCCTAATCCTGAACTTGTTGTTATTAAATTGGGAATACAGGAAATGTTTTGGAAAGATGTAGAGAAGGTAATGAAAGGTAAATATACTGAAATATCTACTACATTAAAAGCTAAGATATGTATATTTCATGGATTTAGTACAAAAAGTAAAGTATATAGAATGTTATACAGGGATAAAACTTTAAGAGAGGAAATGAGTAAAGAATATGGATTTGAAATTGGCGAGGAATATGAATTAATGAGTAAACCTATAAAAGAGGAGGAGTTGTGGACTTCAGTAAATATTTCACAGAAGATTGGTATTCTAAGTTAAAACATTATTTAGAAACTCCTGAATTTGCAAAGATAGCTATTCAGATTAATCAGGAGAGAAAGACTAAGAATATAATACCTGCACAAGGTTCAGAGTTATTCTTAAAAGTATTTAGGGTAGTTCCGTTTAATTCAGTGATTGTCAACGTGTTGGGGCAAGACCCATATTATAATCCACCAGAAGTTTTTGATGGATTAGCGTTTAGTAATTCTACGTTAGATTCGCCTCAGCCAAGTTTATCCAATATTCTTGAGGAAGTGGAAAATGATGTGTATGATGGGTTTAATTTAGAGAGATTAAATAATTTTAGTTTATATAATTGGGCTGAACAAGGAGTATTTCTTAATAACACAGCACATACAGTTGTACAAGGTATGCCTGAGAGTCACTTACATTATTGGAGAAATTTTACAATAGAAGTTATTAAAGCTCTTAATGATAAGGACAATATAGTACATTTGCTTTGGGGGCGTAAGGCACAATCTTATAAAAAATATATAACTAATACAACACATTATATAATTGAAACATCACATCCGTCTCCACTATCATTTAAAGATAAAGCACCAATATCCTTTGTAGATTCAAAGTGCTTTAGTAAAACTAATGAATTTTTAATAAGTAAAAATATAAAAGAAATAATATGGTAGAGTACAGATTAATAAAGGAGTATCCTGGTTCTCCTAAATTAGGAACAAAAGTAAATTATTCAGATAAACATCAAATTTATAATTACAATGGTGGTAATTTTTATACGGAATTACCTAAACATCAAGTGGAAAATTTACCAGAATTTTGGGAAAAAGTTGATAATAGTGAAGAATTATTGAAAGAAGCAGCTTTAAAGTATCCTAAAGGAACTAAATATATTGCTGCAAACAGAGTCAATCTTGGTAGTAGAGATACTACATTTACTAATGGAATATCTACTGGAAAATTTGATATTGTTAAATATTATGAGATATCAGGAAAAGAAATATTTCATATTACTGGTGAATCTAATAAATCTGTTTATCTTAATGGTGAGTGGGCAGAAATTATACAAGAACCTAAAGAATATGAAATATTAAGTTATGAATGTTTATATTCTAATGGTACCTCTTCTACAGACAGACAGATATTTGTTAAACAATCTAATGGAGATTATAAATGGTCTAATGTAACAATAACTGAAAAATTTATTGATAATAATTTATGGAATAATCAAAATGGAGGATATGTAATACATTCTGTTAAAAGATTATCAGACGGAGAGATGTTTACTTTGGGAGACTTTGTTTATGAAAAGACCAACGTATGTACAACACATTGGAAAATAACAGAATTTTCATTAAAAGATACAAGATGTTTTACTTGTGGCGTGAATATTAATAATATTGAACAAGAGAAAAAACCTTTGCTTGTAACTGAAGATGGTAAAGAAATATTTGAAGATGATTATTTTTGGCATGTAGATAAGTATTATGAAATTGGAAGAGGAATTTGTACTCATGCTCATACAAAACTACCAAATTTTAAAGATTTTTCCACTAAAGAAGCTGCTGAAAAGTATATAGATGAGAATAAACCTAAGTATAGTAAGAAAGATGTATTAGGAATTGTGTCTAAATGTTCTAGTGGTACTGTTGTAGGAGGGTCTACAATAATTAATTATGGATTTTTACAAAGTTATTTAAAAAATGATAAAACCAAATAAATGTAGTTATTGTGATAGTGAGAATTTAACTCTATTCAATAACTTAGAGGTATTTAATCCTGATACAGATGAATATGAGATTATAGATGAAGTTTATAAATGTGATGTATGTGATGCAATTTATGTTGATAATAAAGATTTTAAATTCACACAAGTAAATATTAATACAGATAAAAAAATACAATTACATGATAATTGTAATATTACATAATATATGGATAAAATTCAAAAAGTATTAAAAGGAGTATACGATAACTTAGAACTTAGAAGGTCAGTTGTGCCTTTGTTTATAGGTAATACAGGATTGGGTAAAACAGTGATGATAGAGCAGTTTGCTAAAGAAAGGGGTGTAAAGTTAGTAGAATTAATAACTTCTCAAATGTCTCCTTTTGAAATATCAGGAATTGCAATGCCAGATAAGGAAAGTAAAAAGATGACTTATTTCAATTTCGACAAATTAGAAAATTTAGTTGATGGAGATATTTTATTTTTTGATGAACTATTAAACGGTAATCCTGTAGTATTAAACGCTTGTTTAACAATTCTTGAACAAAGAAGATTTATTTCAGGCAGACCTTTACCCGATATAATGATTGTAGCAGCAGCTAATCCACAAGGAATGGCTCCGTTAACACCTCAAATTAAAGAAAGGTTTGTGTGGTATAATGTAACATTTAATGCTTCAATGTGGCAAAAGTTTATGTTTGAAAAGTATTCATTAATAAACGACATATCGGCTAAATTAGTTAAATTAATACAATCGGAAGATTTTACTACGAACAACTTTTATACTCCAAGAAGTATTGATAAAGCTGTAAATACTATAATCTGTGATGTGCCTACTCCTTATGAAGCAGTAGTTAAACCTATTTTAGAAACATTAATAGGGAATAAAATAAAGAAGAGTGTTCAATTAAGTGAAGATGCAGAATTAGCACCTGATGAACAAATTTCGTGGTTAAAATTAATAAGATTAAAAAATAAAAATAATGAAATTACTGGAAAGTAAGAAATTTAGACTTCCTGTTCTATATTTAATTACAGATAGGGAGGATATTAAGAAGTTACCCATAGGCGTGCCTTTTATATATGGAGATGCTGGTATAGAGAAAAAATTAATTCAAATTTTAGAATTTGAAATTTTATATCAAAAAGCACTTGCTACGGGATTACCTTTTAATTTCAGACAAATATTAAAAGATGCAGGATATACAGATTTAAAAGATTTCTGGTGGAATAATACTGTTTATATTGATTATGCTACCGGAGAAGATGTACCCAGTTCATATTTTGAATCATCTGTGGATATTGGTACGGACAGAACTTTATTTGATAAATTCATAATGGATTCTGCTGTTTATGTGGATATTAAAAAGATAAAAGACTTGAATGTATTTCCTTTATGGCTAACTAAAATTGAAGAGGCTATATCTACAAACATTCATAATTTTGCAGTATATAATCCAAATATGTATAATAAGAAATTAGAGGGTGTATTTGGAAGTTTGGATTTAGTATCTCCTGACAGGAACCTTATTATTATTGACATTTCTGGTAGCATACCTAAAGGTGTATCAAGTACTTGTTTAGCATTATCTAAAAACTTAGCTGAAAACTTCTATGCTGATTTATTAATAACCGGAAGTAAATCTACTCTTTATTCTTACGAGAATTTATGCGAATTAGATGTAGAAAGAATTTACCATGAAAATGGAATGGATAATGACCAGGTATGGTTTAAGAAGTTAGTAAGTAGTGAAGTGAAGAATTATAAAACTGCCATAGTATTTGGAGATAATCATCATCCTGGAGATAGATGGGATAATAAATATAATAACGATACTAAAACTATTAGTGATGAAGACGGTAAAAAATTATGTAAATGGAATGTAGATAAGATAATTTCTTTTCATACCACTTCTACAACTAATATAGCTGGTTATGCCAGATGGTTTGATACTAAAGAGATAGAACGTATTAGTAATTGGGTTAAATATTTGGCGTGATTTTTGTACTATAATATATTAAAAAATATATTATGGCAAGAAAATTAACTTTAGAAGAGTGTGAGAATAGACATAATTTTAATTACCCAAATGATAAAATAAAAGTTTTATACAAAAAGGGGAGATATGTCTATTTTCAAACTCATTTTGGAATATGTAAAAAATTACCAAATTCTTTCGGTAAGTATAATTACAGTGTGATAACAGCAATAGATAAAGTAAATTTTATTAAATTAAAACTATTAGAATTATATGGAAATAAATATATATTTATATTTGATAAATATATAAATAATAATCAAATAATAGAAATGAAGTGTGATATTCATGGAAGTATATATAACTCATTTGGGCATATTTTAAGTGGAAAAGCAGGATGTAAAACATGTGCTAACATTTTAAATAATCCTAATAAACTTTGTAATAACGAAATTTTTATAAAAAAAGCTAAAGAAATACATGGAGAAAGGTATGATTATTCATTAGTAGAATATAAAGGTAATAATCTTCCAATAAAAATAATATGTTCAAAACATGGGATATTTCAACAAACTCCAAATAATCATTTAAAACCCAGCAATTGTCCTACGTGTAATAATGAAATTAAACATGATAATGGTTGTGGATGGTCTCTTAAAAAATGGTCTGATAATGGAGAGAAGTCAAAATATTTTGATTCATTTAAAATTTACATATTAAAGTGTTGGAATGATGAAGAGGAGTTCTATAAGATTGGTAAAACTTTTACAACTATTGAACGTAGATTTAGAAACAGCTTTATTCCGTATAATTTTAAAGTTTTACAAGAAATAATAGGAACTGCTGAATATACACACAATTTAGAAAAACAATTAAAAAGGTTAAATAAAAAATATAAATATTTACCAAAAATAAATTTTGGAGGAAAATATGAATGTTTTTATAAAATAAATTTAAACAATATTAATAATAATAAAAAATAAAAAAAATGAAAGAGTTTTTAACAAAAGAAGAAGTATTTGTAGTTAAAGGTTATTTGAGTAGTAACGAGAAAAAAGTAGTTCCAGTATCTAACACAGCGTTTGTAAATGCTCAGAAACATGCAGAGTATGTTGTTACTTTTGCTGAGAAAGCTAAAGGTAAAGATTTTGTAGGTAAGAAAGCTGACAGCATTGCAGATTTAAAAGCAGAAGTTAGTAAAGAACTTACAAAAGGGGATGTTAAATATGTTAGTGAACCTAAAGAAGTTGTAAAGAAATTACATACTCAGTTAGCAGAGGAAGCATTAGCTTTTGTTAACTATGATAAAAAACTGAGTACTGTTAATAAAGTAAATAAATTCTTACAACAGTTTAATGTAATCCAGGAGTTTGAAGAAGTTGGATTATTCTTTGAACAAGATATTACAAAATTAAGTAAAATTTATACTATTGAAGAAATAGTAAAAGCAGTTGAATCAGTTATTGAAATACTTGATTAACTTTTAACATAAAGACCTGGTAGAAATATCAGGTCTTTTATTTTTTAAAATATGGAAGTAGAATTTGATAAAACATTAACTGATAAATGGGAAAAACTTCCTTACTGGTGGGGCAATCCCGAATTAAAATTTGAGTGTTGGGGTAAAAAATATAAAGACAGCTCTAAAGTATATATATTTGGAAAAACTGACAGGCACAAGGAACCTCATTCTATTACAGACTTTTTATTTGTTGTGAGAAATTCACATTCAGAAATGTTTAAAAAAGATAGTACTTCTGATGAATTAATGAATTATGTTGATTTAAGATATAAATTAGGTTTATTATCTCATGGAAGAAACCTAACTGAAAAAGAATTACAAAAATTATGAAAGAACATATAAATTACGTAATAGAATACATTAAATAAAATCTTTAATTATTGAAATATTAAAACATTCTGTTTCACCACCAAATGAAATTAGTGGTTTATATTTGTATTCTTTATATAATCTATGTAACTCAACTTCTTTATCCCAAACAAAATCTGGAGAACCTTTTATTTCTTTAATTATTTCATAGGAATAGGGAATTGCTTGCTTATTTTTAAATCTTTTACGTACTGATCTGGAAGTTCTCCCTATTTTAATAAATTCCTCATTGTGATTATAGCATCTAATAATATATACAACCGGAATATTATTTTTAAGATTACAAAAAGTAATCCATTTAGTTTTAGACCAACCTATAAAATTTTCAAAATTACATTTTGGGCAACCATGTTTATTTAAATGGCTATAAGGAGCTTGTTTAAAAATATTATTACATTTTTTACATATAATACTAATTTTTGAATGAGAATTTTTATATTCTACTAATGAATAATTATAGGAATTATCATGTAATATATTTGATTTAGATATAAAATCTTTAGCAGACATTTTACTTTGATTAACTCTTTTTTCAACACCACATTTTTTACATCCTATTCCTTGTAAATGCGATGCCGGAATTTGCTCAAACTCACCATGAATAGGACATATAATTTTAACTTTAGTTTGATAATTTATATATATAACATTATCATAATTAAATTTATTATTATGAATCAATATTGCTCTTTGAATAAACTCTTCTTTTGTAAGTGTTTTGCTCATAAGTGCAAATATACAAA